TGGTGCATCTCTTATTAGAGGAACTAGTCATAAATCTTATGGATATACCAATTCAGCAACATCTGAGATAAAATTTAATAAGGTTGATTTTGCTACAGATGGTGTCAGTTTATCGCCTGGAATGACAAAACTTAATCAAGGTTTTGTAAGAGGAACTGCATTTTCAGACTTACATTGTGGATATTATACTGCAGGAATATCTTATCCTCCTGGGGCTTTTGTTAGTTGGACAAGAAGACATGATTTTTCAAGTGAAACAAGTTCAACACCTGATGATAAATTTCCCTATAATGCAAGAGATCTAAGATCTGTAAGTAGTAAAGAGTATGGTTATATATCGGGTGGACAGATCCCTCCAGTACCAGCATATTACTCATTCACAGCAAGAATGGACTTTTCGACCACAACTTTTGATGCTGCTCTAAACAGTGGAAGAAATATGTCATCTAATAAGGCTGCTCATATAGGAATTCAAAATTCATCTTATGGATATTTTGGTGGAGGGTACAAATATACCACAGAAACTATAACTTATAGTACGGTTGACCGATTAGATTTTTCAACTGAATCTTATAGTCTTTCTGCTAATCTTACAACTCCAACTTCGACAGGTTTGATGCATGGGAACGGATTTCAAAATGGAGTTTATGGTTATTTTGGTGGTGGTTATACCAATCCTCCAAAAGTTGATAGATGTCAAATATACAGACTAGATTTTTCTAACGAAACAATATCAAGTGGTGGAAATTTAAATTCTAACTTTAGCAGAGCTAGTGCCATGAGTGGTTTATATGATGCATGGTGGATGTTTGGTAGTCCCGGTCTTTCAGGATCACGTAGATCTAGATATAATTACTCAACAGATACTGCATCAGCACTTCCAGATCTTACTATAGGATCAGGAACTGCTGCTTCAATAGAGTTTGAAAATTAACAATAAATAATTTTATCTAAATTATTCTGATATGAATGATATTCTTTCTCATGTTTTAATTCAACCTAACGTAGTGACTGGAGATGGTTTGAATAGGTTGGTTACTCATATGAAAAATGCTCCTAAGCAAAAGATGGGAGTGTTTGATCCTGAACAAGCAGATAAAACTAGAGCCAGTCAGTCAAAGATTGATACTAGTACGAGGAATGTGGATTGTGCAGAACTTGATGGGATTGTGCCTGAGATTGAAGAGTTGATGGATAATATTGTTCGTCATGTAATTAATCCATTTTATAATTTTAAAGTAAGAGATGCTGAACCACCACAGTTACTCTGCTATGAACCTGGAGGACATTATTTACCTCACAATGACGGTCAAGGATTATGGACAAATCCTGATGGAACGAAAGTTTGGAAGAAGACTATGGATAGGGACTTATCCATGGTGCTGTTTTTAAATGATGATTTTGAAGGAGGATATTTCTCATTTCCAGGACTAAGAATTAAAATTAAACCAGAACCTGGACTGTTAGTTTGTTTCCCATCAACAAGATTCTATGTACACACTGTTGAACCTGTGACTTCTGGAAACAGATATGCAATGGTAACATGGATGAGAGTTTTGGGTATGCCAACAAAAGAAGATCAGGATAAAGAAATTGCAGATAAATATGGTATAGAAGTTTATTGATAATATGGCACAACTAGTCAAGCATTATTTTAAAACACTTAGTGGTGATTGGGCAACTAATCTCACTAAAGGATTAGTTATGCCAAGAATTGAAGGATTGGATGTAAAGTATTGGATGACAGACTCTAATGGAGTCCAATACATGCTTTCTCATGTTCCAGAAACGAAAGAAGTAATTACTAATGTAGGTTATCACGATTACTCCAAATATGGGGATGATGGTGATACACCAATAGAATCTCAATTGGAGATGTGGAAGTCTGATAATAATATAACTGGAATCATAACAACTGAACAATATACCTATGAAGAAATTAATGATACAGAGATTGTAGAAGCAGAGCAATCTGGCGTAGAAAGAACAGGATTTAATATTACACATACCAAACCGATAGTTTTAGAAACATCAGTTGGACTATCAACACTCACAGAAGCAGAGTGGGACACTGAAATTTCAACATATGATACTAGACAACAGAATAAAAGATATGATGCAATCAGAGTGACAAGAGATAAAATGCTCACTCATACTGATTGGAAAGTAGTTCAAGAATTGGAAACATCTGGATCAGTATCTACAGATGTTTCTAACTGGAGACAAACATTAAGAGACTTACCAAATAATGTAGGATTTCCAACCTGTTATCCAGATCTTCCAACAATATTTGAAAATGATTCTACCTTAGTATCTTTAACTGGATCTTTTGATCATGATGTAAGATCTATTGTAATGATCAATGATCCATTACCAGAATTAGAGATTGAGTAAGTCAAAACACTTTTTATTACGATCATATGCATAGTCAGCATACTGACCATTCTTTCTTACATAGTGTAAGAACAGTTGCATAAATCGATCATTTTTATGAGTTCTTAATGGAGATCTCCAGTGAGGAACAATAGTTCCAAGATATGCTAAACCATCACCTGTAGGTGTTACAACCTCTCTACGTTTTCCTGTAAGGTCTTTTAACTTGATGGGCCACTCAGCATCTCCACAGATATTCATTGTTACTGATACTTCACAAGACGGTCTATCCGTATGACAATTCATCCATCCTTTATTGTGATACGTTGTAGTAAACCAGTATGTTGGAATAAGTTCTTCTCCAAGTGCTTCTTCTAGTATTGGTTTTAGTCTATGAACTACAAAAGTTGAAGATGGAGGAGCATAACAACACATTACATTACCTCTTTCAGGATCATAATGGGTCTTAAGACCACCAAGATCATGAACAGCACCCATTAAGTTCTGATATTTAATTTGTATTGCTTCTTCTTTGGTAATAATGTTGGGAATATAATGCCAACCCTTCTTTGAGAATGGTGTACTCATCTTATGTATTATTATATACTACTATGTATCTTTAACGGCGACAAACCTAGTCTACTGGCATTTGGATGTTCTGTCAAGTCTTGACAAATAATAGGATCTGAGTATAATGATACATACCTGTAGTTGATTTTTTTATTAATGGCATTTCAGAGTATTTGGTATTTTAGTGACTTGCCCAAAAAAGTTGTTGATGTTCTTGAAGAAGACATATCAGATAATTTTGCAGATAAGATGGCAGACTCTCGCGTAATGGGAGATCTTCTTAATAAAGATAAGAGAAATTCAAAAAACACCTGGATCCCAACCACACACTGGACTGCAGGATTTATCTGGCACTATATTGAAAGAGCAAATCGTGAAAATTTTCTTTATGATATTCGCAATATCGATGGGGAAAGTATGCAGTACACTCAGTATGGTGTAGGACAATATTATAGTTGGCATAATGATGCTGGATTAGCATCACAATATAAACCTGTATCAGTTGGTAATCATCATGAAGGAAGACAACATGATTTTGTAAATGAAAATCTTGAATTAGTTAGAAAACTTTCATTTACAGTTCAACTATCTGATCCTGATGAATATGAAGGTGGAAATGTTCAATTTATGGATGAATCTGGTAAATCATATTTTGCTCCCAGACAAAGAGGTGCGATAGTTCTATTCGACTCTCGTACTCAGCATCGAGTATTAAAAGTAACTAAAGGTGTGCGTAGATCTTTAGTTGGTTGGGTTGTTGGCCCTCGTTGGAAGTGAGGTAAAATGGCAGAACGAATGACTAGCAAAGACATTGCATTTGCAGAAAAAATGTGCAGTGGAACATCAAAAACAAATAATGAAGACTTTGATAAGAACGGTTATCTAGTTGTCAAGAATCTATATGACCCAGAAAAACTTTACAGACCAGTTCCAGAAATAAGAGGTCAACTTAATTACTGGGGAAAAAATGAAGATGAGTTTAGACATACTCCCCTAGAAGCACAAGTTGAAGGATCTGTTGCATGCTATTGGCATCCTCAATATAGAGATGTACATTCTCATATTAGATTAAAACTTGAAAAAATAATTGGAAAAAAACTTTTTAATACTTATTATTACGATCGTTTTTATTTTCCTGGACAAGAATTAAAAATACATTGTGATAGACCATCTTGCGAAATTTCTGTGTCAGTTCATGTCAGTTCTAACGTTAAGGAACCTTGGAAATTGTGGATTAAAACTCCTGATATAGATGATGTTAAAGGTGAAAATCATTCGGTAATTCTTGATGTTGGTGATGGTATGATATATAAAGGGTGTGAGAGACCACACTGGAGAGAACCTCTACCGAAAGAGTACGAAAGAAAATGGTATGGTAAAAAAGTAGAGAAAGAAGGTCTCTACTACCATCA